CTCAATTCGAATTTCTGAAACTACCTCACCAACATGCATTCCTTCATAGGAATACCGCAACTATTGAAGCTCCCACCAAATTTGGCGGGCTCAACAGGATTATTGGAATGTTGGAAAGGCTAATACCGGAAGGAAATATCAAGGACCCTTCCATTGACTGTCCGATGGATGAAGCATCGGCAATAAAAGAGCTCGTCCGGAGACGTCGTTCAGCTGAAAAGGTAAACAACCTTTGTTACGATTGGCTCAAGATGATAAAAGAAAGCAAACGGATACCTATGGTATACTGTACCGACATACCTGAAAATGGTAATAAACACAGGATACCAATGATACCATCTACTATCTGTTCCTTATTGGCTCATCATCTGGGTAATACGGTAATGCCGTTTATCAAGATGATATCACCACAGACAATGGAAAAGTCCATGATAGAAAGAATCAAGATGACAAAAAACCCAGTCTTCCTTTCGGGAGATATGAAGGGTGCGACAAATCGACTTGACTTTGAATTAGCCCGTACCGTATGGCATGAGTTAATACAAAGGAACTTCGAAACGCCTCAATGGGAAAAAGACCGGTTACACGAAGCAATCGACTTCTTAATCGGCCCACATCTTGTATTTACTTGTACACCAATTGAACGGGATTCCCTCAAATGGGATCCTCCAACAGTGTACGAAGAATATATCCCTATGATTGCCTATCGAAAGACAGGTAAAATAAAAAGACGGTCTGTATATACTCTAAAGCTTTGGCCTTGTTGTAAATTAGACTGTATGCCACCCGAAATGGTTAAGGTTGAAAAACCCCAACACGTGATAGAACTAGCGGACGATACTCACTACTCACAACTAGTGGTCGGTGAAGATGTCAACCTTCACTATCACTGGATCACTAAAGATGGCAAATTCCACACCCGTGAAAGATTTTCAGGAATGAACACAGATGACGTCAAAAAAGAATTTGTACGTTATGAGTTCGAACCAGAAGAGGGTGCAGTAAAACAAATTTGGGATATAGAAAATAAAACAAAGACAGTCCTTAAGACAACCCCTTTCCTACTCAGGTCTCACAACCAAAATAGACCATTGGGAGTTGTCATGGTAAACCAACCATTAAAAGGAACGTCACGACCGATGGGAATCATCACACCACAAGATACCCAAAGGTCCACAATAAACACTCTTTTTGACCACTATTGCCGTGTTTTCGATAGAGCAGTGAAGGAATTTCCCCACTTTACTACCGAAACGGGAGTTATGATGTGCTACAAAATCTCATTCCCAACCCTAATGTTATTTAACCATATCACAGGGAGGTATGCAGAGAAAATGTTAAACACCAAAATTGACTCCCAATACACAGGTGATGATAACAGTTACGTTACAAAATCAGTGGAAGAGTGTAATATAATATTACGTTGTCAAGAAAAAGGCTCCTTTGAGGTTAGTCCGAAAACCAAAATCTCAAGGAATGGCTTTATCCATGCAGAAAAGATTTATATCTTAACTGAAGGGATGGTAGTAATGTTACCAAATGTCCACCTAAAACTCCTATTTCCATGGGAGAAAGGTAACCACTGGTTAACAATGCCGCAAGCCTGGTCCGAAGAATGTAAGGAAATAACTAACTTCTCATTCAAGCAAAGAACTTTCTCATACATCTATGAAAGATTTAAGAGACAATACCAAATGCTCGAAAGAGAAGGAATTCCGTTATTCCACAACGTTGGACCCGTAAAAGCCCTTTTCCCCTTTCAATTTAAGAGTGAACGAATCCCAAGGTGTGGTGAAGCAATCATCCATGATCGTGACCGATTAAGAAGAGTGTTCACACCTGAAACTGTTTACCCTCAGGCACCACTCAACCGAGTAAAGGAAGAGTTTAACTTTATTGAAAAATTCAAATACCACCAAAACAAGCGATACAACGCCGATGTGGCTGGAATTTTCAAATTTGTGCCTTTTGAAAGAAACGTTATTGAGAAAGTTGTACCAATTGATTCCGCTGTGAGTTCAATACTATCAGTATTTACGAACCCACATGAGAAACCATTACCCTATGTCAAACCTCCAGTTCTAGAACCAACTACTGTAGTAGAAAGATTCAGGAAACTTATTGGATATATGCCCAGTCCAAAATACTGGGAAACTGACAAAAGGCTCCTCATGAAAAAAGAGGATACATTGGTACGAACACGTTTAATTAGTTTAAAACACGCCCAATTACCCTTGAAGAAGGAGGTAAAAATACCATTTTCATTGGTGCGTAGAATAGAACCAGTAATTAATTGGGAAATCATCGATTATCGAAACTTTGTTCATGACTATGGGAATCTCCCCGGTAGTCAAAGGTTCATCAATGACAACCTAATTGCCAACCTCTCAGAAATGTACCCCGCTGAACGCGTGGACATGATGGGAGGAAAATACTTGGTTCTACCACTTATCGTACAACACAGAGGGATTGTCCAGGCAATGAGACAAACCCGATTCTTCGACGTACAACACTGGCCACCAGGCTCACAACAAGAAACAGCAGAACTGCCTTGTTTGGGCCTCTGGCAGGAGGTTGATGACGAAGATAAGTGCATGATCTGGATGGCAACAAACTGGAAACAGCCGTTGTCATTCCTTACAGGAGATTTAAAACTCCTCAAGGTAATTCACTCCATTCGTGGGGGTCGAACGACCCTAAAAAGTGAATTTTACAGATCAAACGATGTTGAAAAGAGGTCTCCCTTTAATATTACCTACGTAAACCGATTTACAGAGGCATTATACCAGGAGTACCACAAAAATCGGATCCTTAATTACAGAGAATCGCTTTTGACCTCTAAGGCCATCGGCATCATCTTCGATAAAAGATCCACTCTTAAGACTGATATCCTAACTCTTAGTGAGTATTTACGGAAATAGTCGTAAGTTGTTGCGAAAGGCTGACCTAGTCCAAAACCTAGG